CCTCGCATTTTCCCCGGAGGTAGGTTTGGGCACACCGAATCCGGGTTTCGGATAAGACAGGACGACCTGTGTCGTTGGGGTCTTCTTGCGTTCGTTCCTTTCTACCCAACGAGGGGTACGCAAGTCGTCCTGTCCTACCCGAAACCCGGATTCGGAAACAGCAAAGGAACCCGGAATAGGAGAGAACTCCGTGGCAAGGGCCAAGAAGTCACCCAGAGGACGGGCCGCCACTCCGGAGCAGCAGGAGAATCAACTCATTTCGCTCGCAGTCCAGCGAGCCGAGGAGATGCTACTGGACGGCACGGCTCCTCCTTCCATCATCACGCACTACCTCAAGCTCGCCACGAGCCGAGAGCGGTTGGAGCAGGAGCGAATCAAGGCCGAGAACGACATGCTCAAGGCCAAAGCCGACGCTCTGGCGGCCTCAGCACGAGGGGAGGAGGCCTACAAGGAGGTTCTCGAGGCATTCAAGTCCTATGCCGGAGGAGGTGTGGGTCTTGAGTCGGATTCGGACCTTCAGTGAACTCTCTCGCATCGAATCCTTCGAGGATCGGTACGAGTATCTACGTCTCAATCAGGATCCAGGGGATCAGACCTTCGGTTTCGAACGGTATCTGAACCAATCCTTCTACCACTCGACCGAATGGCGTCAAGCAAGGCAGAAGGTTATCCTCAGAGACGACGCATGCGACCTCGGGGTCCCGGGTCACGACATCTACGGTAAGATTCTTGTTCATCACATGAACCCGATTCGGCCCGAGGACCTCGAGGGAGAGTTCAATCCTGACATCCTCGACCCCGAATACCTAGTCTGCGTGCGACACGACACACATAACGCGATTCACTTCGGCGATGCGAGCCTGTTACCCAAGCCTCTAGTCGAGAGAACGCCGAACGACACGATACCCTGGAGGTGACCGTGGCTGATTCGATACTGAATGACATCAAGAAGGCTCTCGGTATCACCGAGGACTACACGGCATTCGATCAGGAGATCATTCTCCACACAAACACGGCGCTCATGTTCGCAGAGGAGATCGGTCTCCCCTCGTTCAAGATCACCGGGAAGACAGAGACCTGGGACCAGTATCTCAATAGCGTCACGAAGAACGTTGAGGCCGTCAAGACGTACCTGTACTTGCAAGTGCGGCTCGTATTCGACCCGCCTGCGAACTCCTTCGTCGTTACGGCGATCGAGAAGCAGCTTCAGGAGTACGCCTGGCGTATCAACCTGCAGAAGGAGACTCCATGAGTGACCAACTCATGCACTACGGGGTCAAGGGGATGCGCAAAGGTGCTCGGAAGAGCCGTGAGCAGCGGAATGCTGAGCGCCGCGCCAAGTACGAGGCCAAACTCAAGGCTAAGTATGGTGATTACGACATTGCCGCAATCGAGGACCATATCAAGAAGCGCAAGGCGCTCGCACAGAAGGTCAAGAACTTCCGTCTTGCTAATCAGCGCAATCGTCAGCTCACCGCTACCGAGCGTCGAGAGAAGTATTACAACGAACTCGACACCGGCCAGCTAGGAAAGACCTACGCAACCGATGCAACTCTCGCTGAAGCCGCTCGTAGGTACTACAAGAAGGGGTATAACAAGCGAATGGGTCATTCGGAGCTGATGCATTATGGCGTCAAGGGCATGAAGTGGGGTGTTCGTCGCCGTGCTCGTCGTGACGCCAAGGAATTCACCCAGGCCAAGATGTACTACGGCGAGGGCGCTGGCAATCGGCGGAAGCTGATCAAGGCAACAGTCAAGGCTCGTTCGAAGGATCCGTTCTACAAGAGCGAATTCGACAAAGCAGTCGCCAATACTGACATGTCCAAGCGGGCTTCTCAGGCTCGAAGGCAGCGTGGCCGGAAGAATGCCCGCAATTCCGCAGGCAAGACTGTTCGCGGCGTTGGTAACATCGCCTCGGGAAACGCTGGTCGGGCTGGAGGCGCCCTGTTTCTCGGTTATCTGGGGTATCAGGGGGCTAAGGCCGCCGGGATCGCTCCTACCGAGAAAGAGCTACTCACCAAAGCCGTTAAGGGGGCGAAGAAGATCAAACGAGTTGTCCAACACGATGATGTTCTTGCCCATTACGGCGTCAGGGGCATGCGCTGGGGGATCCGCAAGTCTCGTATCAAGGGTGCGAAGAGGTGGACTTCCAAAAAGCAGGCCAAAATAGATGGTATGTCCGATGATCAGCTCAGGCGGATCAACAACCGCCTTCGGTTAGAGAAGGAGTACCGTCAGCTGACCCAGACTCGGATGGAGCGCTACCGCGCCAAGGCGGGGAAGGTGGTCGAAGAGGCCGCAGCCAACACTCTGCAGAACGCACTTCAGAAGAATCTTAAGAAGGCTGCCAGCCTGGGCGGATCGGCCGCCATCAAGGGCGCCAAACGGTTCAAGAAATAGGATTAGGACATGACTGACAACCTGTTCTTCATCGACGAGGACGAGGTCCTCGCACACCACGGCGTCAAAGGCATGAAGTGGGGCGTTCGCAAGCAGCGAGCCGCTTCTGGAGGCGCCGGATCAACCAAGAAGCGTAAGGGACTCTCTCGTAAGCAGAAAGCCGCTATCGCCGGCGTTCTCGGCACGGCAGCTGCCGCTGGTGCTGGATACTACCTGCACAAGTCGGGCAAGGGCAAGAAGATCGCCGCTCTGGCCAAGAAGGGTGGGGCCTCCGCTAAGAAGTATGCCCAGGGTAAAGGCCGCAATCTAGGCGCTCAGGCTCGAGTCAAGACGGCGCAGGCCAAGCGACAGGCACGGGCCTTCGGTAAGGACGCCAAGAACTTTGCAGGAGCTCAGGGGGCGCTTGGGAAGTTAATGGTGGCCGATACTAAGCGGCGCGCCAAGGCAGCTGCTTCGAAGCTGAAGTATTCCAAGGCCGGCAAGTACGCTGAGGCCACTCGTCTCGCCGCTAACGCTGCTGCATTCAAGACTGGTCACGCAGCTCGCTCCGCCGGTTTCAGGGCCAAGCAAGGTGCATGGAAGGTCGGTAATAAGGCCCGCAGGGCCGCAGCGGGTTCCGCTAAGTCCAAAGTTGGGGCAGCGGCTAAATCCACAGCCAGCGTGAAGACTCCCGGCAAGGCCCTTCAGGTCGCCCCTCGTGGTGTTGGTTACAGGAAGCTCTACACCACCGGAACAAAGGTCAAGGCCGGAAAGGGAGTCGGCGCTGATAAGCTCGCCAAACGTGTCGCCCTCGGACTAGGCGTCGGAATAGGCGCTAACGCGGCCGCAGCGGCAGCCGGCGCGGCTATCAACCGAAAGGCCGCCGGCGGTAAGAAGGGCGGGCGTTCAAGGAAGCGTCGCCGCTGACCATGCTCTCTAATACCGCTACCCCGCGATATTACGCTGAGTTCAGAGACGATGTCCTCGCAGGTCGTATTCCGATCTGCAAGGAGATCGAGATGGAGATGAATAGAATCGATGATCGGATTCGCAATCCCGGCTTTTATTACGATAGCGACGCTGTGGAGGGGTTCATCCGCTTCGCGGAAGCGGAGATGACTCTTACCGACGGGTCCGATCTTCGACTCCTACCGAGCTTCAAACTCTGGGCTGAACAGATCTTCGGATGGTGGATCTTCACCGAGCGATCAGTCTACGTCCCGAACAAGACGACGGCTGGCGGCCACTTCGAGAAGCGCCGGGTGAAGCAACGCCTCATCAACAAGCAGTACATCATCGTCGCTCGAGGCGGGGCGAAGTCTCTTTACGAAACTCTCCTCCAAGCCTACTTCCTCACGATCGACACGTCGACTACCCACCAGGTGACGACCGCGCCGACGATGAAGCAGGCCGAGGAGGTCATGCAGCCCTTCCGCACCGCCATCACAAGGGCCAAAGGTCCCCTGTTCGATTTCATGACTCAGGGGTCTCTCCAGAATACGACCGGCAACCGCGCGCTCAGGCAGAAACTCGTCCCCACCAAGAAGGGGATCGAGAACTTCATGACCAACAGCTTGCTCGAGGTTCGCCCAATGTCGATCGACAAGCTCCAGGGTCTCCGCACCAAGATGAATACGGTGGACGAGTGGCTCTCGGGCGATATTCGTGAAGACGTGGTTGGGGCCATCGAGCAGGGGGCGTCCAAGGTCGATGACTGGCTTATCCTGGCAGTGTCCTCTGAGGGTACTGTCAGGAACTCGGCCGGCGACAACATGAAGATGGAGCTCCTCAACATCCTGAGGGGCGAGTACTCGGACCCGCATACGTCCATCTTCTACTACAGGCTTGATGACCTCAAGGAGGTAGGGGATCCGTCGACCTGGTTGAAGGCACAGCCCAACCTCGGCGCTACGGTCTCCTACGAGACATATCAGCGCGACGTCGAAAGGGCGGAGCATGTGCCTGCGGCTAGGAACGACATCCTGGCCAAGAGGTTCGGCATTCCCATGGAGGGGTACACGTACTTCTTCACCTACGAGGAGACCCTGCGGCATAACCGTCAGGACTTCTGGGGCATGCCCTGTTCCATCGGCGTCGACCTGTCGCAAGGCGATGACTTCACCGCCTTCACATTCTTGTTCCCCCTCAGCCGGGGCAGGTTTGGAGTCAAGACGCGCTGCTACATTTCCGAGCGCACCATGCTGCGCCTCCCGGGAGCCACTCGTCAGAAGTACGAGGAGTTCCTGCAGGAGGGCTCGCTCATGGTGCTCGAGGGTACGGTTCTTGACATGATGAACGTCTACGAAGACCTCGAGGCGTTCATCGCTGACTGCGAGTACGACGTGCGTTGCCTGGGCTTCGACCCATACAACGCCAAGGAGTTCGTGACTCGCTGGGAGAACGAGAACGGACCGTTCGGCATCGAGAAGGTGATCCAGGGAGCTCGGACCGAGTCCGTGCCCCTCGGTGAAATCAAGGACATGGCGGAGGACCGCAAGCTCCTCTTCGATCAATCCATGATGACCTTCACGATGGGGAACGCCATCACCCTGGAGGACACCAACGGGAACCGCAAGCTCCTGAAGGCCCGACGGGAGAACAAGATCGACTCAGTCGCCGCCCTGATGGACGCCTGGGTCGCTTACAAACTCAACAAGGACATGTTCGACTAGGAGGTGAAGGACATAGGACTGCGAGATAGACTACAGCACGCCTACAACGCCTTCACTGGCAGGGACATCGATCGATCGAACCTTGGTCCGTCCTACTCAGTACGGGCCGACCGGCTCGCGCTCGGATGGACGGCCGACAAGTCGATCATCTCGTCGCTGTTCAACATGATCGCCATCGACGTGTCCGCCACGCCGATCCGACATGTCGACACAGCTCAAAATGGAACGTTTGTTGGCGTTCGGCGGTCAGCCCTGAACGATTGCCTGATGCTGGAGCCCAACATCGATCAGAGCGGCCGAGCATTCATCCAAGATGCCGTGCTGTCCCTGTTTGACGAGGGGGTCATCGCAATCGTTCCGGTCGAGTCAGACCTGGACCCGAGGACCAACAACAGCTTCGACATCAAGCAACTGCGAGTTGGGCGGATCACCCAGTGGTTCCCCGAGCAGGTCGAGGTTGAGGTCTACAACCAGGCTCGCTCTACCAAGGAGCGGGTAATCCTGCCGAAGCGCACCGTCGCCATCATCGAGAATCCTCTCTATGAGGTGATGAACAAGCCGAACTCGACCCTCAAGCGACTGAGCCGCAAGCTCTCCATGCTGGACCTGGCCGACGAGAAGACGTACACCGGAAAGCTGGACATCATCATCCAGCTCCCCTACGTCGTCAAGACCCAAGCCATGCGCCAGCGGGCGGAGAATCGCATTCAGTCCATCGAGGATCAGCTCGGAAAGGGCGGACATGGGATCGCCTACACCGACGGTTCCGAGAAGATCACTCAGCTGAACCGCCCGGCGGAGAACAACCTGCTTGATCAGATCAAGTTCCTCACCGCCGAGCTCATGAGTCGACTGGGTATTTCGGAGGACGTCTTCAAAGGTACTGCGACAGAGATCATCTGGACGCACTATTGGAACCGGGCTGTGGAGCCCGTACTCTCGGCACTCGCCGATGGGATGAGCAAGGCCTTCCTCACGAAGACCGCGCGCACCCAAGGCCAGGCCGTGCAGTACATCCGCGACCCGTTCAAGAACGTTCCTCCGAGCCAGATCGTCACGTCCCTGGACACCATGCTCAGGGATCAGGTCATCACGCCGAATGAGGCACGTACGAGGATCGGTCTTCCGCCGTCCCCGAACGAGCAGGCGGATCAGTTGCAGAACCCGAACATCAACCCTCAGATGGGTGACACCTCCCTAGACGGCGAGGGGGATATTCCGGACTCCGGTCCTGATGTTCAGTCAGTGCTCAGCATGCCGATGAGCCAAGTCAGAGGAGAAGGATGAAGTTCGACTTCAGTGGCTGGGCCACTAAGAACGACCTGACCTGCTCCGACGGACGCACTATCAAGCATAATGCGTTCAAGGAGAATGACGGCCAGCGCGTGCCGCTTGTATGGCAGCATGGGCACAACGCCGTCGACAACGTTCTCGGGCATGCACTGCTCGAGAATCGCAATGAGGGTGTTTACGCCTACTGTGCTTTCAACGACACTCCCGGCGCCGAGAACGCCAAGGAGCTCGTGAAGCACGGCGACGTCAAGGCTCTCTCGATCTACGCCAACCGCCTCGACCAGCGAGGGGCTGACGTTATTCACGGCAACATCGTCGAGGTTTCCATGGTCCTGTCCGGGGCCAACCCGGGCGCCTTGATCGACAACGTTGCTCTGGAGCACTCGGATGGTTCATGGACCGAGTCCGAGGACGAGGCCGTCATTTATTCCGGTCTCACGCTCTCGCACGATTCCGGAGAAACAACGGAGGACACAGAATCCATGGACGAAGACGAGGTTTACGACGAGGACGACCTCACGGTCGCCGATGTCCTCGAGACCCTCGACGATGACCAGCGTCTGGCGGTTGCAGCCCTTATCGAGGAGATCAGCGGTGACGTTGACGCCGAGGATGAGGACTTCGACGAGGACGAAGAGTTCGATGAGGACGAAGAGTTCGATGAGGACTATGACGACGAAGACTACGATGAGGACGCCGAGCACGGCGACTTCGGGGGTGATACTCTGATGCATTCCAACATCTTCGAGGGCGACGCGCTGCACAGCGTTGGGCCTCGACTCTCTCACGCCGATGAGGAGCAGATCTTCGCTGAGGCTCGTCAGCCCGGCATGACGCTCCGAACCGCTGTCCTGGCTCACGCCGCAGACTACGGTATCAAGAACCCGGAGCTGCTGTTCCCGGACGCCACCAACCTGGACCCGGAGCCCCAGCGCATCATGCGCGAGAACTCTTGGGTTTCCAAGGTTCTCCAGGGCGCCAAGCACTCCCCCTTCTCCCGCGTCAAGACCCAGTGGTCCAACCTGACCGCTGACGACCTGCGGGCCAAGGGTTATGTCAAGGCCAGCCGCAAGAAGGACGTCGTCTACGAGGTCGCAAACCGGAAGACCGAGCCGACGACCGTTTACAACAAGACGAAGATTGACCGTGACGATGTCCTCGACATCACCACGTTCAACGTCGTCGCCTGGATGCAGCAGAACCTGCGCCTGGCCCTCGAGGAGGAGCTCGCTCGAGCCGTCCTGATCGGTGACGGTCGTGAGGTGTCTAACCCCGACAAGATCAAGGAGACCAACATCCGTCCGATCTGGAAGGATGACGAGCTGTTCTCCCACAAGGTTCTTATCGACAAGGACGCCAAGACTCCGGACATCATCGACGTCGTTCGTCGGTCCCGGAAGTTCTACAAGGGCTCCGGCATGCCGGTCCTGTTCACCACGAACGCGTTCGTGTGCGACATGCTCGAGATCAAGGACATTAACCAGCGCTACATCTACGAGACCAAGCAGGCCGTTGCAAACGCCCTGAACGTCTCGGATGTCATCGAGGTTGAGGTCATGGAGGGCGCCAAGCGCGAGGTAGGGGGCAAGACCCAGAACTTGCTCGGCATCATCGTCAACATGCAGGACTACACCCTGGGTGCTGACAAGGGCGGCGAGACCTCCTTCTTCGAGCAGTTCGACATCGACTTCAACCAGCAGAAGTACCTGCTGGAGGCTCGTTGCTCGGGCTCGCTGACGAAGTACAAGTCCGCGATCGTCATCGAGAAGGCTACGGCCTGATCCGGTCAAAATGGCAAGATTCTTCGGAAGCATAGGTTACGGACACGCCGTCGAGACAACGCCGGGAGTGTTCGAGGACAAGATCACGGAGAGGGAGTACTACGGGGACGTGAACCGTTCCCAGAAGCAGTACGACAGCGAGCCGAAGGTTCTCCAGAATCTCCGACTCAACAACGAGATCTCCATCTTGGCCGACTCTTACGCCGAGGAGAACTTCTTCGCCATCAAGTATGTGAGGTGGATGGGGGCGCGCTGGGTCGTCACTAACGTGGAGGTCCGCCGCCCCCGTCTCATCCTCAACCTCGGAGAGGTGTACAATGGCCCAACGCCTTGAGTTCCACAACAAACTCGTCGAAGCGCTGGGCTCTAGGAACGTCTACTTCCAACCCCCGGAGTCCGTCCAGCTCACCTACCCGTGCATCGTGTACGAACGGAGTCGAGCCGACTCGAAGTTCGGGGATAACACCAACTGGATGTACACGCCGCGTTATTCGGTCACCCTCATCAGTAGGAACCCCGACGAACCGGTGCTGGACGTCCTGGCCGATATGGCTATGTCCACCTTCGAGAGGCACTTCGTCTCGCACAACCTTCATCACGACGTGTTCAACATCTACCAAGGAGTATAGATGGCAGTCCTCACATGGGACGAGACGGGCAAGAAGTTCTATGAGACTGGTGTGGACCGTGGGGTCCTCTTCCCCGTCAACCCCGCCACTGGCGCTTACAGCAAGGGCGTCGCCTGGTCGGGTCTCACCAACGTGACTGAGACCCCGTCTGGTGCGGAGCAGACCGACCTGTACGCGGACAACATCAAGTACCTTTCTCTGACCTCGGCGGAGACGTTCGAGGGCAAGATCGAGGCCTACACCTACCCGGACGAGTGGCTCCAGTGTGACGGTTCGGCAATTGTCGACAAGGTCGTAATCGGTCAGCAGGAGCGTTCCTCCTTCGGGCTGGCATACTGCACCATCAAGGGTAACGACCAGCAGAAGAACAACTACGGCTACAAGCTGCACCTTCTGTACGGTCTGGCCGCCTCCCCCTCGGAGCGGTCCTACGGTACGATCAACGACTCCCCTGAGGCGATCACCTTCTCGTGGTCCTTCAAGGGCACCCCGGTGAACGTCGCCAACCACAAGCCGACCTGTGTCGTCACCCTTGACTCCAGCGTCATCGGCAAGAACGGCATGACCGCTATCGAGAAGCTGGTCTGGGGTGACGGCGCTAACGACGCCAAGCTCCCGACCCCCGATGAGGTCATCGCCGCCGTCAAGGCTGCTGGCTGACAACTCCCACGGACCCCGTGATACGCTCCGGGGTCCGTGGTGACCCCAGGGAGGAACGAATGCTGACGATTCACGTCGTCGGGGATGAGCTCTACGACGAGGATCGTAACGAGTTCATCAATGGATTCGAGGGCGACCTCGAGCTTGAGCACAGTCTCGTCGCTCTGTCAAAATGGGAGTCAAAGTGGCACATCCCATACATCGGCAACGAGAACCTCACCGAAGAGCAGGTCGTAGACTACATCAAGTGCATGACTCTGAATGACGTCGACCCCGTCGTCTACTCGCACTTGTCCATGGGGAACGTGAAACGGATCCGAGAGTACATCGAAGACTCGATGACGGCAACCACATTCGTGGAGTCTGAGGGTTCGAGCCCTGCTCGTAACGTTATCACGTCAGAGCTGGTCTACTATTGGATGGTCGCTCTCCAGATTCCGTTCGAGTGCCAGCACTGGCACCTTCATCGACTTCTCACACTCATTCGAGTGTGCAATGTCAAGAACCAACCCGACAAGAAGATGTCGACCGCCGCCACGCTTCGACAGAATCAGGCTCTGAACGCGGCGAGACGGGCCAAGTACAAGTCAAGAGGTTAACATGCCTGGTGTAACTCCTCTTCTCCACGGTAAAGTTCGAGGAGAGTCCAGTCCGTTCAGCACAGTTTACATCTCCCCGACTAACGGAGTCACCGACGCCTCGATTACTCTGGGGGCGAACCCCGAGTTCGAGCTGGACGTCCCTTTCTACGAGGGGTCCAAGGCCCTGGTGCGGGTCGTCCGTAAGGATGGTAGCTCGGACCAGAAGATGATCGAGCTCAAGGAGTCTATGCCAGAGAAGGTTGTCTGGTTCAACAACCGGGCCGCTGCCGGGTATGGGACGTTCGACACTGGCTGGATCAAGTGCCCCGACGACAACGCCTACGTCTACCGCATCATGGCAGGAATGGTCTACGTCAAGCGCAATAGTGACTGGCAGACTCAGGACCTTAACGGAACAAGGGACGTCAAGGTTGTCGATCTCCCCAAGGAGATCAAGGTTCGAAGTCGGGCAACGTTCGTTCTCCCTAAGGGCGACTACACAGACGACGGATCCATCATCGAGATCTGGCCCGGAGACGCAACAACGCCTCCGCGTGTTCGCGCGCAGCTCAAGGCCAACGGCGCTCGAATCATTCCCGTACTCTTCGCCCCCATCGAGAACCCTAACGGCTGAAAAGGTCAAAATGACTGTATCTCAATACGCAGCATCCTGCGCCAGGTACTACGCCGACGTCGCGGATGTCGGCTACTCGCAGCCCGATCGCTGGACCTTCTATGATCGGTCCGACTGGGACGGCTGGCTCATCAATCCGCCCGCCAATACCGACTGCTCGGCTCTCGTCGCAGGCTGCTACAACCTCGCGGCTCACCACGAGTGGGGCGAGCCCTTCACTGCCGGATATTTTCCCCGGTCGACCTGGACCGGGTCCCTTCGGGAGGAGTGTCTTCAGCGCAACTTCGCCGACATCTCTGATTCCTGGACGGGTAACGAGCCCGATGGTGGTTTTGAGATCGGCGACATCGTCTTGTCCGAGGCCGCTTCAGGAGGTCGGGGTCATGTCGCAATGGTGACGGGGCTCAACCCCACGATTCTGTCCGAGGCATGGATCGCTGAGGATGGTTCCGACGACGGTTGGATGGGTGACCAGACCGAACAAGAGGTCCGCTCCAAGGAGTACAACGAGCACCCGTACACCCAACAGGCGGCCTGGACGCACTGTCTTCGCCGACGGGACAACCACGGCAGCTCGGCGCCTTCTCACGCCGAGTCATCCTCGGGAACTTCCATTCAGCAGGCCGTTCTTCGCGCCGCTGATGCTACTGGGTGCCCTTGGTGGGCCGCTCTCGGCTGCCTCAAGGTGGAGACCGGCGAGGAGGGTGCCAACATCTACGGCCACGACGCCGGAGGTGCCTGCTCGGGCTGGGGCGAGGTCACGGAGCACAACTTCAAGAACTACTTCTGGCCCATCGTATCCGAGTGGGGTACCTCGAACGGAGTCGGTCCGCTTCAGATCACCTATAACGGCTACTTCATCAACGATCCCGACCGAGCCTGGTGGGATCCGCAGAAGTCGGCCGAGGTCGGCTGCTCCATCCTCAAGGGTCTCATCGACGCTGAGGGCGATTCCTACGAGGACCTTCGCCGTGTGGGATCTCGCTACAATTCCGGGACCATGTACGGGTCCTACGAAGCGTACGGCGTGCCGTTCTCCGATGCATGCCGCTACTGGTACAACAAAGGCCGTCCGTCTCAGGGTACGAGCGACGGCGGAGAGGAACTTGAAGTGTCATACGCAACCGATCTGCTTTCCGAGATCAAGGACCGTCTCGTTGAGGTCTCCGACCAGACTGGTGCCGGCATCGCCGGTCGCCGTTTCGACGGCCCCATCGTTGGCTGGCTGAAGGATGTCTCCTACAAGGAGGACCAGATTCTGAAGGCTCTCAACGAGATCAACACGAAGCTCGACGAGAAGAAGTGAGGCCGCTGTGCCTTACTGTCACGTCAAAGGAGACATCCCCCCGTTCGCCACACTGACAGTCGACCCTGATGACGGCCCTACCTACGTCGATACTGCCGGAGAGAATGGCAAGATCGACGGCATGGTGTGGTTCTTCCGCAGGACCAATGCTCGTCTCTTCTTGGACGACCAGGGATGGCCCGCCACCAAGACGGTAACCTTGAGTGAGGATAGCATCGTCGATGTTACCATCAAGACTAACCGCCCTGCTGGTGGCGGAGGCGGGGGTAACGGGAACGTCCTGATCCTCGGTCGTGAGGAGCAGGTCCCCGCTGGTACTCCTCCGAACACGGTAATCGTACGAAAGGTCTGATCATGGCGTCTCCCATGAAGGGTATCGCGGTCTCCAAGAACCAGGACGAGAAACTCAGCGTTCCGTCAGCTGTCGGGGACTGGGCGCTGCTCGTAGTGGGCGGTCAACTCAACCACATGCAGGATTGCACGCCTGCCGGGTGGACCGGAAAGTACGCCCATGGCGAGGACATCCGGTCTTGTACCGTGGCTGTCAAAATGGTTGCGGATCCTGCCGATACGCAGAACATCGTGTGGAAGTCCCCGGACCCGGCTCACAACGGACGGCACGTTGCAGTACTCATGGTATTCGACGGCGCCAAAGTCAAGAGCCTGGTCCCGGGTACACCCGGCAAGAGTGCTGACGGTTGGAAAAACGGGCCATTTCCTCAGATTACAGGGTTCGTACAGCATGATGTGAACACTGCTCCTGTAGCGACTTTCCCGCCAAACGTCGAGTCGTTGACTAATGGTGCCTGGGGTAAGGACACGAAGCTGTCCTGGTCTTCGATCGTCATCGGATACGCTCAGTCGGCGTACGCTCCGCCAAGCGACACCGGAGTAAAAACACTATTCGGCGTCGACGCCAGGCTTCAAGAGCAGAATGACTCGCTCGATCCAACTCTCGCCGATGGATCCAGGATTGGCGTCAATGTGTGGGACGGGACTCGGGAGACCCCAACACTCACGATGCGCGCAATTCCCGAGGGCGCCAAGACGATCTCGGAGCTCCTCACGATTCCGCATTTCATTGTAGGGCATCGTGGAGGATCTCAGTCCTGGCCCGAGCACACTGAGATTGGTTATACCCAGGCGGTCGACTACCACGCTCACGCGCTGGAGTTCTCTGCCGCTCGCAGCAAGGACGGCGTCTGGTTCGGCTGTCACGACAAGAGCCTGTCCCGTCTTGTTCCGACTCTGACCAAGAACGCCGATGAGTACACCTGGGCGGAGATCAAGGCCGCGGCGTCGAAGACCCAGTACATGCCGGCGACGATTGATTGGTTGATGGACACGTACTCCGAGAGTCACGTCATCGTCTTCGATCCGAAGCATAAGCTGGGCGAGTGGGAGTCCGTTTGCGACATGTTCAAGGGTATGGAGCAGAAGGTCATACTCAAGTCGTACGGAGACTCCAAGTGGGCGTTCGACGGGATGCGAGCATGCGGCTTCAAGACCTGGGGGTATGCGTATGCCTCGGACACAACCAAGGAATGGTATCCGAACTTCCTCGCGGGGAAGGTCTGCGATATTCTGTCCATGGAGTTCAATGCGCCACAGACCACATGGGATGCCCTGAAGGCTTCAGGTCTCCCAACAGTCGCGCATATTCCCGCCGACGCCGACCAGCTCAAGACGGGATGGTCTCGAGGAGCCATGGGCGCTATTGTATCAGGTATCGCGGCCGCCTGTGAGAGGGCCGCATGAGTCCGGCGTTCACGCTGGAGATGGATTCGAGGATGGACACAGGGAAGTGGCTCGAGAGACTCAAAGAGGGCCGCTTCTTCGATTTCCTCGATGACTGCGGACAGGCCGGGGTGGCTGCGCTAGCTGCTGCTACTCCGGTTAGGTCCGGTTACACTGCATCCAGCTGGTCCTACGAGATCAAGCGGAGCAGAAACCGAGTCTCGCTGGTCTGGAACAACTCCCACGTGGAGCAGGGTGTCCCGATCGCAGTCATATTGCAATACGGGCATGGCACCAGGACCGGTGGCTATGTCCAGGGCGTGGATTATATAAATCCGGCGCTCAGGCCTATATTCGACAGCATCGTCAAGCAGCTTGAAAGCGCGGTGAGAGGCTAGTGGCGTCAATCGAGGAGCGGGTAGTCGCTCTTAAGTTCAACAACGGCCAATTCATGAACGGGGTTCAGGACTCTCTTAACGGAGTCAAGAAGCTCGAGGAGGGATTGGCATTCCGAGGTGGTGTCGAGGGGATCAATCAGGTCTCAGCGGCCGCCAAGAACCTTAATTTCTCGGAGGCCCAGGCGGGTATTGCCGAGACTACGAGCAAATTCTCGGCTCTCCAGTCGATTGCCTTCGGCGCACTCGCCAGCATCGGCGGGAAGATCGCCGAAATCGGCTCCTCGATGCTCTCGAGTTTCACGGTTCAGCCCCTTATCGATGGTATGAAGGAGTACGAGCTCCAGCTCAACTCCGTTCAGACCATTCTTGCCAACACTGCCCAGAAGGGCGAGACGATCCAAACCGTTAACGCGGCTCTGGACCAGCTGAACGCTTACGCGGACCAAACCATCTACAACTTCGGCGAGATGACGTCCAACATCGGTAAGTTCACCGCTGCCGGTATTGGACTGGACGACTCAGTCGCGTCGATTAAGGGTCTGGCGAACTGGGCAGCCGTTGCTGGTGCCAACTCCGAGTCCACCTCGAGGGCTATGTACCAGCTTTCGCAGGCTATGGCCGCAGGAACGGTGAAGCTTCAGGACTGGATGTCCCTGGAGAACGCCGGTATCGCAACCAAGCAGTTCCAGGACCAGCTGATTCAGACAGCCAAGGTCCACGGCAAGAGCGTCGACGAAATGATCGCCAAGAACGGGTCGTTCAGGCTCTCCCTTCAAGAGGGATGGTTGACCCAGGAGATCATGATGGAGACGCTGAAGCAGATGGCCGGTGAGTACACCGACGAGCAGCTTCTCTCCATGGGTTACACCGAGGAGCAGGTCGCTCAGATCCAGGAGCTGGCCAAGACTGGTATGTCCGCGGCTCAGGACATCAAGACGTTCTCGCAGTTGATGGGTGTCATCGGTGAGGAGCTCGGTTCATCCTGGGCTCAGTCGTTCCGAATCATCTTTGGCGACTTCGAACAGGCCAAGGAGCTGTGGACCAAGGTCGGTGCATTCCTCACGGGTCCGAGCGGTGTCATCACACAGATGGGTAACGCCCGGAACGCCCTTCTTCAGGGCTGGGCGGACCTCGGCGGTAGGGAGAAGATCCTTGAGGGTCTCGCTTCCCTGTTCCACGCCATGTGGGATCCGTTGCAGCGCATCGGTCAGGCGTTCTCGCAGGTCTTCAGCGGCCCTTCCGCCGAGGGTCTGTACGCGATGTCCGAGGCATTCGCCAACTTCATGGCAAAACTGGTCCCCAGCGAGGCTACGATCGAGTCGATCGGTAACTACTTCGAGTCGTTCTTCCGAATCGTCAAAATAGGTGTATTAGTCCTCACTGACTTCGGCAAGATAATCGGATGGATTGCTGGCGGAGCGCTCAAGGGACTGGGTGCCATCATTTCCAACCTTCGTGGCCACACTGCGGGTTGGTCTTGGAGTCTCCTAGAGAGCGTCGAGGCCGTTCAGAGTTGGTATGAAAGCCTGAATGTCGCCGATAATGTCATCAAGGCCCTCATCTGGACGGGACACGGTCTGAAGCGTATCTGGAACAACTTCTCCGAGGGGTTCCACGACGAAATCACTCCCAGTCTCAGGCGCCTCAAGGAGGCCTGGGACGGTCTGTGGGAGGCTCTGAAGTCCGCGGGTTCCGGGATCAAGGAAGCTATCGTCGGCCCCTTCCGGGAGCTCAAGGAGAGCGCCCAGGAAGTCGGTCAGGCGCTCGGTATCGCCAGCGATTCAACAGATGAGGCCGGCGACACGGCTGAGGCGAACGAGTCCAAGTTCACCAAGCTCAAGAACAAGATCGTCGAGCTCTTTGAGTCTGCCTACAAGAAGTCATATTTCTGGGGGCAGCACCTAGCTGACCATCTTATTCCGGCGATCGACAAGCTCACCAGCTTCATCATCTGGCTGACTGAGTGCATCAACAAGCAGGCCATCGTCGTCAGCGACTGGTTGACTCCTAAGATGGAGCGACTGGCCGCACTCTACGACGAGGTGTCCACTAAGTTCAGCGAGTGGGCTGAGGCCATGCAGAACGGGCCTGATATTGCTTGGTTGTCGTCCCTCGGCGGTATTCTTTCGTCGTTTGGAGCTGGTGTCTGGGGCGTCCTCAAGAATCTGGCGACTCTGAACTTCGACTTCGACGTCCAACCCTTCAAGAAGGCGTTCAGCGACCTTAAGACGCTCATGGGCGAGTACGCCGAGTCTGTCAAGTACGGCTGGAATACCACCAAGGACTTCATCGCTAATCTTGAGCTCAAGGACAAGGCTACTTCTGGGTGGCATAACTTCGTCAAGCTTATCAAGGGTATCGGCAAGATTCTGTCCACCGTTGGTCATTACGCCATCATCGCCGCCAAGGCGCTCATCGAGCCGTTCAAGGGCGCATTTGCTGAGCTCAAGAACATGGCCGACAACGGCGACTATGGGAGCATATTCGACGCCATCCTCAAGACCGGGGCGTTGGTCACATTCCTTGCAATTGCTCGGAATGTCATCAACACCTTCAAGGAGTGGGGCAAAGCCGGATCCAACTTCGCTGGAATCCTCGGCAGTGTCAAGGACGTCATCGACGGGTTCAAGGAGTCGATGGAGGCTACGACCAACAAGGTCAAGGCTACCACTATCCTTATTCTTGCCGGTGCCGTTCTCGTTCTGGCCGCTGCACTCTGGGTTGTTGCCCAGATCCCGGCTGGTAGGATTGTAGCCGCTGGTGCTGCTCTATATTTCATGTTCAACATGCTGAAGAAGGCGGAGGACCAACTGGAATCCTCCGGCGAAGGCAAGGACATGAAAGGGCTCACCAAGCGAATGCTGGCGCTGGTCGTGTTGGCCGGAGTCGCGCTCCTACTGGGCAAGGCTCTGAACAACATCGGCACCATGTCCTGGGACGATATCCTCAAGGGGACTCTGGGTCTCTTTGCTGTCATAAAGATGCTCTTGACGATGGCCGAGACAACTACCAAGAGGAACAAGGATATCCTGGCCTTCGCCCTCACGGCTGTTCCGCTGGGTATCGGCGTAATGCTCCTCGCCTACGCGGTCAAGCCTCTCGGCGAGATGAGTCTTTCCGACCTGGTTCAGGGCGTTCTGGCACTCGGTCTTATCATGAAGATGATGACCATGATGTCGGAGATGGGTACAGTCAAGGTCAAGAAGGCATCGGCATTTGCGTTCCTTGCTCTGGCATTTACCATGCGCCAGATTGCGAAGGTTCTGACCGAGATCGGTGAATTGTCCTGGGGTGACACGATCAAAGGTATCCTAGCCCTGGATATTTGTCTGGCATCCTTGGCCTTCACGGTCCAAAGGCTCGACAAGTTCGGGGGCGGCAAGTCTCTTGTCGGAGCCCTGTCGCTCCTTATCGTGTCGGCGACACTCAAGCTCATCGCCAGCGATATCGAGAGCTTCGCCTCCATGCCGTGGGGGGACTACCTCAAAGGTCTGGTCATGATGGCAGCAGCTCTGGCTGTTCTTGTTGGGATCAGCTCCATCGGCGGAGGAAGTCTCGCCGGTGCCGCGGGCCTCTTCGTGACTGTAGCAGCACTCGCTCTCCTGGCGCCCGTAATGAAGATGTTGGGGGAGATGGACTGGGCTACGGCAGGCAAGGGTATTGCTATCATGGCCCTGGGGTTGGCCGCTCTTGTGGCTGTCGGATATGTTGCTGAGTTTGCCGCGGTCGGTCTCCTTGCACTGGGCGGCGCTATCCTTATGATCGGGATGGGCGTTGGTCTAGCGACTGAGGGTATCGCCAAACTGGTTGATGCCATTGCGAACCTGTCGACCTCGGGAGCTGACGGCGTCCAGACATTCCTCACGGCCGTCGACGGCTTCATTGAGAGAATGCCTGCGATGGGTACGGCGCTCGGCGAGGGCTTCATCAACTTCATGCAGGTCCTCATCGACAATTCGGGCACTATCGTCGAGTACCTCAAGCTTATCCTGACGTCTGGCGCTCAGGCTATGATTGAGTCTATCCCGACGTTCGTTCAGCTCATGACCACGATCCTCCTGGCGATCATCCAGGTCATATACGACAACGCCCAGGCTCTGATCGACTGCGCCATATTCTTAATCCTGACCTTGTCGCAGGCTCTCATTGATAACATGCCACAGCTGGTCCAGAGGGGGTCGGACGTACTCATATCATTCTTGGATGGTCTGAGTCAGAAGATCCCCGAGATCGGGACCAAGGCTACGGACTGTATCGTGGCGTTCATCACCAGTCTCGGCGACGAGATGCCCCGCATCACCGACGCGGCGGCCAAGACCGTCATCAAGTTCATCAATGGGCTTGCCGATGCGATCGAGAACAACTCCGAGGCGATGGCTCAGGCGGGTGTTCGACTCATCAGTGCCATCACTAGGGGCATCGGCACCGGCATCAAGACTCTCGTGTCCACGGGGGTCGCGCAGATGAAGAACGCTGGTATTCAGTTGGTTAACGGCCTCAAGAACGCGATCACCAGCAAGCTCTCCTCTATCGCCAGTGCGGTTACGAGTATGGGTAGCACCGTGGTTTCGAAGGTCAAATCTGCGTTCGGCATTCATTCTCCTTCGAGGGTGATGTACGAGATCGGTGATTTCCTGATGCAGGGTCTTGCGAACGGTATTACCGATAACACTGAGCAGGGTATCGCGGCGGCCACCACCATGGCCACGGACACCGTCGACGCGTTGTCCAAGGGCTTCGGTAACTCGAAGGATATTTGGAACAACGCATTCGGCGAGAATGCTGACCCGACGATCAAGCCGGTTCTAGACCTCTCGCAGGTTGAGGAGCAGGCGGGTCGTCTCGACGAAATCCTACCCAAGGAGGAGATCGCTGGCACTCTCACGACGACAGCGACTGCACAGCTCGCAGGGCGAGTCGTCCCTAGCACTCCTGTGAAGTCGAATGACACTGCCGCCAGCGAGACGTACAACCAGGGCACAAACCTAGTGTTCAACCAGTACAACAACTCGCCGAAGGCGCTGTCTGAGGCGGAGATCTACCGCCAGACTCGTAACCAGATCGAGCAGGTGAAGGGAGCCATGTACGAGCTATGATTGAGTCAATCGAGTTCATTACGTACCGGCAGCAACGCGTCGTTCTCCCCCTAAGGGATCCTTGGGGGAATGGCGTGGCTGTCAAATCCGTTGACGGCCTGTCGGCTACGAAGGCCTCGATCAACACGACTGAGCTGGCTCTTACGGATGTGGCCATATTCAACGGCGCGAGGGCGGGAATGAGGAACCTCAAGATCAAACTCGCGCCGTTGCCCCTCCCGGATATCGAGACCACCAGACAACGCATATACTCCTGGTTCCAGATCAAGCAGCTAATGACCGTGTACGTCAACACGGACAAGCGACGATTCAAGACCGAGGGGTATGTCGAGTCTGTGGAGGCGGACATATTCTCGAAGGAGGAGGAGATCAATATTTCTCTCCTATGTCCGGATGCCTACTGGCATGACGCGGACAATCAGATCACCCAGAACCTTGAATGGTCCAGGGAGATCGGGTCTTTCGAGTTCGACTTCATGGACCAGCCGTCTCCATCCCTGGAGTTCAGCAAGGACCGGGGTGTACTGTCTGCTACGATTGACTACAACGGTGACGTGGAGACCGGTTTCACCATGGTCTTCACATTCCGCCCAGGAGCTAAGCTCCCGATCACCGTGACCGAGACATTTTCCGGAGACCAGTTCAAGCTTACCGGTGCATTTCTCGACAGGACGTACTACAAGGTCGATCCCATCGTTGGCGGCGACATCGTCACGGTAAATTCCAGGGTGGGATTCAAATCAATCATTCGAGACAGGGGCGGCCGCAAGGACAAGTTCATAGCGGCACTGGATCGCAACTCAGACTGGCTCAAGCTGAGACCGGGCGTAAACGAGTTCCAAATCACCATGAATGATCCGACCCTCACGGACGTATATTTCTCGACCGACGTTCTCTATCAGGGGGTGTGACATGTACCTTGCGGTTTTTGATGAAGCTATGATTCTCCAGCATATCTGCGAGGACTACAAGTCCATTATCTGGACTGAGAGGTTCCACGGCTTCGGCGATTTTAAACTTACGGTTCCGGGAACCCTTGATAACCTGAAGATCTATCAGCTTGATTACTACCTGTACACCAAGGGCACGAACAAGCTCATGATAATCGAGCAGGTCGAGCTCAACACGGAGTACAGCAAGCAGTCGATGCTGACGATCAGCGGACGCAGTCTTGAGTCCATATTGGATCGACGTGTTATGCACCCCTATCCGATGTGGGAAGGCACTCTTCTGTGCAAGCACGAGCGAACTCGCGGTAAGGTCAAAGACGTCATCAAGCACTATACCAACTTGCTGTTCAAGCAGCGAGACTCTCTTGATGCGTCGCATGAGCGCCACGTTCAAGGCTTCGGGTGGTACTCTGTCGACGAGCTACCCGAGGGAATTCGCAAGGGTCGACCTATTTCCTCCATGGATATCGGAAGTATCGAAGTCAGCGGCGATGGGTCCGTTCGACCAATGAATTACGCCAGGGACTGGACGAATCATCCAGATTACTCCAAGGACCCGTACTCAATGGAGGGCTCCTGGTACAAGATTGTTCAGAACCTAACCGATTTGACCATGTCCGGATGGGCGATCGAGTACGATGGGGAGGATCCGTATTATTGGTACGGGTATACCTACAACGGCGTAAACCGAACGTTCAATCAAGGCGAACGCCCGCCGGTAGTGTTCTCGCCAAAGTACGATAACCTATCTAAGGCGACATACTTCAAGTCGAAGGTGAGTACCAGAACCAAGATATTCTCCGGCGCCGTCAAATTCACGGTCCCTACGAATTTATTGTTCACCAGGGACGGTTATGAGCGGGAGTACCTAGATCAGAACACGGACTCCGCTATGCAGAACAACTCCGTTACGGTCGGCACCCGAGGACTCGGGCTGCGAGAAGGATATTTTCAGTCGCCATCGATCGAACACACTAACGGATACATGCAGGCCAGTGACGGCTATAAAGGCGTTGCTACCGTCGATCCAAGCTCCATTCATCGCCAGATCCATGAGCAGTGCAATACTGAGTTGTGGCGCCATATGCCAATCGAGATGTTCTCGGGTGAGGCGGCGCAGCAGTCCATGTACGTATACAACGAGGACTTCTTCCTGGGCGATTTCGTGCAGATCCAGAACGAGTTCGGGCAGCAGGACATCGCTCGAGTGACTGAGTACATCCGTACATCCTCGGACTCGGAGGGGGACGTCTTCTACCCGACGTTCGAGTCCTTGTCCGATATTCAGAAGTCGAAACCGGGGTTGAACATCACATGACAGAGAAATCAGGATTCTTCGTTTCTATCAATGGGGACCGGAAGTACTCCGCTGACGACTTCGGTCGCATGTTCGACGGGGTCATCTCGGACGGCATCTTCCAGAACTGGGGCCGAGGATACCGGGTTAGCAAGGGCTCCGGGCGGGATATCGTCATCGAGTCCGGCCGCGCCTGGTTCAAAGGCCACTGGATCGAGAACGACTCGAACAAGGTCTACGTTCTCAATGAAGGCTCTACGGATGGCGATCGCTATGATGCCATATTCCTCAAGGTAGACAAGTCGCCCAACGTCCGAGCCGGTGGTATCCGTGTTGTGCAGGGCACAGTCGGCGCCGGCGTTCTCCAGCCTACCCAGAACGCCGATTATTTCGAAGCGCTCATCGCCTACGTCAGGGTCCCAAGGGGCGCCAAGGCGAACGATAGCTTCGAGATCACCGACTGCCGTGGGATGACTGGCGCTCAGTATGCCCCGTGGGCTGAGAGTGTCATGCAACCCAAGCAAATCACTCTGACCAACAAGGACGCCTTCCTGAACGCCTTCAACAACGACCCGAATCTCAAGCGAGTTATTACTCGTGGCAAAAACCTGGGAAAGACTCTCACTTCTGCTCAGAAAGCCGCCATTCGGAACGGGACATTCGACGGCATGTGGCTGGGTGACTACTGGCAGTACAACGATAATTCCTGCAAATGGATCATCGTCGACTTCGACCGGTGGCTGGACTACCCGAACGGCGAGAACCAGCATCGTATCACGGTCATGAGCGACCGTAACCTCGGAATCGACAATATTGGTACTGATGGGTGGTGTCAATACGGCTGGAACGGCTCCAAGATGCGACGGGACTACGCCAACGGCATGGTGCGTTTCTCCACGCTTACCCAGGTATTTGCCACGTCGGACTTCCGGACATTCCCGGTTCTCGAGCCGCATGAGTACGAGAATACTGGGAATCCCTGGGAGCGAACGGAGAAGAACTGGGAGTGGGAGTACCCGCAACTCACCATTCCATCTGAGTTCGAGATGTTCGGCTCATATCTTGTGCACAACCGCATCAACGGCGACACCCACACCATCGGTCCGATTTCCCGTCAGTTCTCGTATTTCCGTGTTGGCAACCCGATTCCGACTCCCAGCGAGTCCTTCTGGCTCCGGGATCAGATTTCCAAGGACTACTTCGGCCTGTACTATGGCGACCAGCGTCGAATCACTTGGGCCAAGTGGACTGAGAAGTACGGGGTGCGCCCAATCGTTTCTATCGGAGGCTAAATGTCTCATACTGTGGAGCTGGTGATCACCATATTCGGCTCCGTTCTCACCAGTACTGGTCTCTGGGCGTATCTCCAGAAACGTGCGGAAAGGCATGACGCCAAGACTCAGCTTATGTTGGGTCTAGCGCACAACCAGATCGTGGCTATGGGAACCGCATATCTGTCCCGTGGTTACATCACCATCGATGAGTTTGAGGACTTACAGAAGTATCTGTATCAGCCCTACCACACTTTCGGCGGAAACGGGACTGCCGAAAAGGTAATGGACGCCGTGAACCGGCTTCCGATCCATTTTCCTGACACCCGAAGAAAGGACAAGCGCTATGTCGCTGTCGAATCAGACCTACAACACTCTGAAGTGGATTGCTCAGATCCTGCTTCCTGCCCTCGCCACCCTGTATCTCGCCCTGGCGGGTTTGTGGGGTTTCCCTCACACTGAGGCGGTTGTGGGTACCATCACCGCTCTCGACACTTTCCTGGGCGCTCTGCTCGGTCTCGCGGCCAAAAACTACGAGCCCGAGGTTGACGGCGTGCTCCATGTGGACCACAAGAACCAGGAGGTTTACGCCGCTCTGGAGACCCCTGCCCAGGACATGACCAAGAAGGACACGGCCACTCTGAAGGTCTCCGAGGTCTGACGATCCGCGGGATCGACATGGTCTATAATGATACCCCTCATTTGAAAGGAATACCATGTCCGACAACAAGCCGAACACCAAGAAGGCCCTCGAAGAGGCTTACGCTTTCATCGACGGCATGGATCCCGACAGTGAAGCCTATCGCGAAGCTCTCCGCAGCATCAAGGAGCTTGAGCAGATTCAAGACGCAAAACACCGTCGTTTCTGCCCCAGCCCCGATGCTGTGGTGGGCGCCGCTGGCTCCATCCTCGGAATCCTTGCCATCGTGAAGGCTGAGCAGATCTTCCCTGTCGCCTCCAAGGCACTCGGATTCGTCGCCAAGATCCGCATCTGAGACACGAAAGACCTAGGACCCCACAAGGGTTCTAGGTTTTTCCAAAAAGTTCTGATTTTCGAAATCCAAAAATTCCCGGGTGGGAAAATTGGAACGCGTATTTTACAACCGCTATAACGAGACCCCTCACGAAAGGAATGCATCATGTCCAACATCTTCATCGCATTCGGTTTCATCTCCTTCGTCATGTTTCTGTACACCGTCTACGCCCAAGGCCAGCAGATCAAGGAGCTCAAGAAGACCGTCCGCCACCAGCGGCATCTCCTTAAGGCTACCTCGACTCCGTCCGCCCAGGAGATCGACAATGTAGAGAAGTATCTCGAAGAGGATTGGGCCGAGATCGAGAAGATCTTCCGACAGAACTCTACCAAGGAGTGACTCTCACGCCTAGAACCTTCACGGGTTCTAGGTTTTCGCAGAATCAGCAGGGCATATAATGAGACCCATAGACCGAAAGGATTGATCATGCTGATCTCCCGCCTCGTCGAGAACCTTGTCAAGTCTGTCATCTACTGCGTTGGAATCTACGCCATCGTCAAGTGGGTGCTTTCACGATACAAGATCTCGAAGCAGGATTTCGCCGCCCCCACCCACATCGACCACAGTCTCTAACGCCCGTGCCCTCTGTTAGAGGGCATAGGTTTTCGCGGATTTTGCATGGCCTATAATGAGACCCCCATCTGAAAGGAACCACCATGAACCGCGTCGTCCTCGCCGTTGCCATCCTCGCCGCCTCCTTCGCTCTCCAGCACTACGCCGACAAGAAGATTGAAGCGAAGTTCCGTGAGGTCCTCAACAAGAAGACCGCGGAGCAGAACGCTCCCGCCAACTGACACTCACTCCTAGAACCCAACTCGGGTTCTAGGTTTCTCGATAGAAAGGAACGCATATGAACCCCGACGACATCGAGCTGGAATTCCACGAACCAGATCCTGACACCAACACGCAGAAGGTCACCCTAAAGGTCCCTGCCGGTGTCGACCCCCTGGTCGCCAAGAAGATGCTCCGCAATGCCCTCACGTGCCCAGTATCCGTAGAGGCCTGGCGAGAAGAACTCAGCAAGATCGAGAAGGAGAACTGATGAACCTCACATTCGTCAAAGCTACCCAGGACTTCGTCGTACGCAACTCGCACCATATCCTCACAGGACTGGCGCTGCTTGGTCTCGGGGCGTCGGTCGCTCTGAGCGTCCATGCGGACCGCCAGATGCAGGAGTGGGATATTGACGACTTCAAGCGCCTCACCAAGGAGCAGCGAATCAAGATCTACGCCAAGATCTACGCCACTCCGGCAATCGCCATATTGGCAACCGGCGCATGCGTCATCGGCGCTCACAGCATCTCGGTCAAGCGCGAGTCGTCCCTGCTCCTTGCCTACGAGGGCACGCGTCAGGTGTACGACCGTTATCGCGCATCCGTTCAGGATCGCCTTGGCCCTGAGGAGAAGACGATCTCCCAGAATGCCGCGTCCAAGATGGATCCATATCCTCGTGACGCTGCTGTGGTTTGTGGCGAGGGCGACGTCCTGTTCTACGACGCCTACAGCGGCCGTTATTTCAAATCCACCGTCAACAAGATCGACCGTGTCGTCAACGAACTGAACTACACCCTTCTCCGAGAGATGTGCGTCAGCCTCAACGAGTTCTACGCCGGCATCGGCCTCGAGGGCATTTCCCTGGGCGACCAACTCGGATGGAACGAACAGAGGCAGATCGAGGTACACTATGGTGCCCAGGTCTCGGACGACGGGAAAGCCGTAGTAGTGATCGATTTCGTCGTCGAGCCCACGGAGAAGTGGTTCAAGCTTTCGTGAAAGGAGCACCGGCTATAACGAGACCCATCTAGAAAGGAACACCCATGAGTTTCAAAGAGACCACCGGATACAAAGTTGTTTCCCTTGTTGCCTCGACATCCGCCAGCATCACTGCAGGTGCCGTTGTCGGCGCTCTCTGCCCTCCAGCCGGAGTGGTATTGACCGCTATCTACGGTATCGGCAGTAGTGTCCTTGGTACATATGTCGGTGACAAGGCCGGACGACAGTACGCCGAGACCCTTGCTGAAACCATCGACTCCCTCCAGACACCCTCGACCAACTAGACGCCCGTGCCCTCCAACAGAGGGCATAGGCTTTCGCAAATTCTGCACGCACTATAATGAGACCCCATCAACTCGAAAGGAACTCTCATGTCCGAGAACACCGCTCCCACCGTCGTCGAGCACTCCGAGACCGTTGAAGACGAGACCCCCATCGTCGCCGTCAACTGGACCAAGCTCGGTGCCGTCGCCAAGAAGAGTGCGCGTTACGTGCTGCCCGCCGCAGCCGGTTTCGCCGCGCTCGTCCTGGTGAAGGCCCTTGCTAACTCCAGCGACAGTGATGACGAGGCTCCCGCCGCCATCGAATCGGACGCCGAAGTCGTGGACGCTGAGCTCGTCGAAGAGACCAACGACTGATCTTACTCACCCCTAGAACCCAACTCGGGTTCTAGGTTTCTCATTTTCAGAAAGGAACGAACGATGGAGCTTCAGGCGGCCGTGGTGGTTACCCTCACCGAGAACGGCAAGACAGTCAAGCGCGTCATCCAGAAGAGCGACAAGTTCGACGAGAAGACCTCGTGGGACCATATTGTCAAGCAGACCAAGTCGCTCGCAGCCACTACTCTCAACTCGATGGACTGAAAGGCATATCCATGATCAAGATGAACGTCAGCGCCGAGACCTTCGACGGCGACATGGTCACCGAGACCCTCTGGTTCCACATGAACAAGGTGGACCTGATTGACCTGCAGCAGTCGCAGCCCGACGGCTTCGTCGACACCCTTCAGGCGTTCATGTCTCGCAAGCCCGAGGACTGGACCACGAAGGACAAGTTCAAGCTGTTCGACTACTTCCGCACCATCGTCAACAAGGCCTACGGTGAGCGGTCGTCTGACGGTAAGCGATTCAGCAAGTCGCCGGAGATCCTCGCCCGCTTCAAGGACAGCATCTTCTACGACGAGTTCGTGCTGAGCCTGCTGGAGGACGAGAAGAAGAGCATCAAGTTCTTCAACGGCGTTATGCCCAAGGCGCTCCTCGACCAGGCCAAGAAGGAGCGGCCGGACGTATTCAACCAGATCGAGGCCTGAGAAACCCGAGCGGGGCCCAGGTCTCCCCTGGGCCCCGCATATCAGAAGGAGCGAACATGAGCGATAATGTACCCGTGAGGGGCGATTTCCCCTCCAACTCACGGAAGACCAAGCCTGCCGTCGAAAGGGTCGTCAAGACTCCGGCGCGTATTGACAAGGGCAGTCTCGGCAAGCAGGCGCTCCAGGCGTTCTTTGCCGAGGACATCAAGGAGGTGGCCAACTACCTTCTCTGGGATATTGCCCTGCCAAGCGTCAAGAATGCCGTGAGCGATATCTTTACATCCGGGATCGACCGGCTGCTCTTCGGAGGCGACGGTGGTCCTCAGCGCTCTCGCAGCAACAAGACGTACACCTCATATTCCAATCGGACTTACGGACGTCGTGAGACCCCAACCGAGCGGACGTATACTCAGAGGGACCGTCGGGAGCACAATCTCGAGTCCATCATATTCGCAACCCGTAGTGAGGCCGAGGATGTCCTGAATCACCTGATCAGCATCTGCGACCAGTACGACGTGGCGACCGTGGGAGACCTGTACGGCATGGCCGGCATTTCCCAGTCGTACACCGATGAGAACTGGGGATGGCGGGATCTCCGAAGCGGACGCGCTGTCCGTTCCCGTAATGGATACATTCTCGATCTACCGAAACCGGAGGACGTCCGATGAACGATGACGAAGAGATGACAGTTGTCTACGGGCTTACATCCATATTCCTATCCATCTTTATCTTTCTCCTCATCCTCGCTGGTCTAGGATCCCTGCCGGTCTGGGTCATATTCGCAGGCCTAATAGTCATCAACGCCATTCTCATCGCAGGGATCGTGAACGACATAAGGAACAACAAATGAGCGTCGAGCAGATGCGCGCTAAGCTGCACCAAGCGTACGGAGGGTCGGCGGCGTGGGTCGCCAAAGTTGACCGCATGAGCGACGGTCAGGTAATCGCAGTCTACAAGAGCCTTAACGAAAGGAAGTACTTCGCATCATGAGCCTTACTGTTATTTCGCGCCTTGCCGGCAAGGGCGCTCTCATCGTCTCCAAGCACGCTCCCGCCATCTTGACGGGGCTGGGAATCGCCGGCTTCACCGCAACCGCAGTCCTCACTGCCAAGCAGACGCTCAGCGTCGGCGAGGTTACCTGGGAGGACCTGAACGAGCTGTCGACAGTCAAGGCGGCTGAGGACGAGGAGAAGTTCGACAAGCGAGAGATCCAGATTGCTAAGGCTCGTGCCTGGGGCAACCTGACGAAGCACCTTGTCAAGCACTACGCCCTGCCGCTGAGCTTGGGTACGGCCTCTGCCATTTCTCTGATCCTGGCGCACCGCATTTCCGCACACCGGATTGCCGGTCTGTCCATGGCCTGCGCCGGTCTCGAGGAGTCCTTCCGCAACTACAAGGACCGTATCGAGGAGGGCTTCGGTAAGGAGGAGACCGAGCGTATTCTCGCCGAGGCTGACGCCAACGCCCTTGACAAGGCGAAGATGGACTACTACAACGAGACGGGGCGCGAGTTCCAGCTCAAGCCTGAGGAGTTCATGCGTGAGCTCGGCGTCTCGCCATATGCTGTCGTGTTTGACCAGAACGCGAAAGCCTGGGAGGGGAACGAGGACTACAGCCTCATGATCCTCCACGCTCAGGAGAACTACGCCAACGACATCCTGCGGACTCGTGGATATCTGCTCCTGAACGATGTGTACAAGGGCCTCGGCCTGCCTCCGACTTCTGCCGGTTCCGTGGTCGGGTGGGTCTACGACAACGATGACGGCGACGGTATCGTCGAGTTCGGCAACTTCGAGGTATTCAACTACCGCGACTACGACCCAGTCCTCGGACGTGAGGTCACCAAGTTCGTCCTCGACTTCAACGTCGACGGCGTTATTTACGACCAGATTGACAGGGTGGCAATTCGATGAAGGTAGCATTTCTGATCCTTATCGGTTTCGCCATCGGTCGAGCAACTAAACGAAAGGGACGCAAGTGAAACTACTACCGGCGCTCGTCGTCGGTCTTACGGCAGGATTTCTTGCCGTGCAGGACTTGAAGAGCGAGAAGAAGGAGCCTGTAAAGAAGGCTGTAGAGACTCCGGACGAAGTCCTGGAGACACCCGAAGAGAAGGAGCAGCAGATGGACGAGTACGAGGAGATCGTCAACGACGAGTATCTCAACATCACCATGGAGGACGACCTCTCCGAGATCATGGGGGAGGACTTCGAGGAAGAGGACGAAGACGAGGAGGTCGCGGAGGGCGAGTCCATCCATGAAATCACGGAGAACGAGTACGAAGTAGGCATCTTCAACTTCGATCGGGTCAGGCTGATGTATTTCACGGAGGACCGCATCCTCTGCGACGACGACATGGTCACGATCGACAACGTGGGCGAGTGGCTCGGCAACGTCGACCTCGAGACGCAGTCGGACGGGATCGTCGTTAAGTGGATCCGCAACTTCAACCTCCCCTACGATATTCGCCTCGAGGTCATTGAGGACTCGTACTCAGGATCCCGCTGATGGAAGACGAGTACTTCGACTTCCTAGTCTCATTCTTGGGGGAGGACGAAAACCAGCTGCCGAGCATGTTTGACAGCTACTTCCTCCTGATGAAGCTCTACCGTACCGAGTTCCGCTACTCCGCCATGATGGACCGCAATCGGGACATGGATGGTCGCGAGTGGCGGAACCGCTACGGCGGAGAGCTTCCACCGGCATTTCTCAAGCGCCCGGCCAACGTTCTCGAGGTTCTTCTCGGGCTGGCCGATCGTATGGCGTTTGAGCTGGACGATGACGAGGGCCCCGCTCCTTATTTCTGGGAGATGATCAACAACCTCGGAATCAACTTCATGGACTGCGACGTCATGCTGGATGATAGACTCGATCGAAAGGTCGAGAAGGCTATCAACCGATGGATGAGTCGTCAGTACGATTCCCACGGACGAGGAGGCATATTCCCTCTGAAGTCCGTTCCCGAGTTCTACGAGTCAGGGGAGTTCCCGAACCAGAACCGTCTTGAGCTCTGGTACCAGATGCAACTCTACCTCGCGGAGAACTACGACATATAAGGAGTCAAATGGATTTCTACGAGATCAAGGAGCGAGCCCTGAAATCGGGCACCACCGAGGTACGGCCGGCCTGGCGTGTGCACCAATTCAAGGATCTCATGGTTCGTGGGAAGTCCTTCTACGCCGTGTATAACCCCGAGACGCATTTCTGGAGTACTGACGAGTACGAACTGATACGTATCGTGGACGCCGACGTGACCCGTCACTTTCAAGAGGCCTCAACGAGAGTCAACGGGTCCGTCTGGCCACGGTATCTGGGGGACTACGACTCCAAGACATATTCCGACTACAAGGCGTGGGTGTCCAAAGTTCCAGACGTCCATCGACCTCTCGATAGCAAGATACTGTTTGCCAATCAGACCCCCCGAAGGGAGGACTATGTAACCAGAACACTCTCGTATTCTCTGAGCACCGATCCGTGCCCCGCCTACGAGGAGCTCATGAGCACTCTCTACGATCCGGACGAGAGGGAGAAACTCGAATGGGGTATCGGATCCATATTCACGGGAGACTCTACCTGGATCCAGAAGTTCTTCGTGCTCTACGGATCTGCCGGATCCGGTAAGTCAACCGTCCTGAACCTTATCTCGAGACTGCTGGATGATCATATTGGGCAATTTGACGCGGCCGCCTTGGGGCGCCCCAGCGATCAATTCGCCCTTGAACCATTTAAGTCGAATCCTCGAGTGGCCATTCAGCACGACGGAAACCTTTCTAAGATCGCGGACAACAGCCGTTTGAACAGTCTCGTATCTCACGAGTCAATGGTCATGAACGAGAAAGGGAAATCCCTATACACATTCAAGTCTGAGGCGATGTTATTCATAGGCACCAACCTTCCCGTCCGCATCACGGACTCGAAGAGTGGTCTGACAAGGCGGCTCATCGACGTTGAGCCCTCGGGTCGCAAACTCGATATTCGTCGATACGAAGATCTCGTGTCTCGAATCGAGAACGAACGCGGAGCAATCGTCAAACACTGCTTGGACTTGTACAAGTCCAAGGGCTCGTCATATTACGACGACTACAAACCCATTGGCATGATGAGTAAGACCAATCCCATCTTCAACTTCCTCGATTTCTATCAGGACGAGTTGGATGATGAGGATGGGGTCACTCTCAAGCGCATCTACGAGATGTACAAGGAGTACTCCCAGGCATATTCGGACGGAGCTATGTACCCCATGTACAAGTTCAAGGACGAGATCCGGGATTACTTCGAGGAATTCCACGATCGCATCATGGTCGACGGGGAACGCCGACGCAAGGTGTATAAAGGGCTATTGAAATCCAAATTTTCCCAGGGGGAGAAGACGGAGAGCCCGATTTCGGACTGGACTGAGATGAAGGAGCAACCGTCATATCTCGACGAGCTTTACAAGGACCGTCCGGCGCAGTACGCCAATGAAAACGGCCTCCCAGCGAAACGTTGGGACGACGTCACGACGACACTGAAGGACTTGGACACCAGAAAGGAGCATTATGTCCTCGTACCCGAGCAAGACGTCGTCATCGACATCGACCTCGACAAGGACAGAGACAAGTGTCTGGAAGAGGCTCGCCGATGGGTTCCCTCCTATGCTGAACTCAGCCGATCGGGGGGTGGAATCCACATCCACTATCGATATTCGGGGGATCCTTCCGTACTTTCACGGCTGGTGCGGCCGGGAGTCGAATGCAAGGTCTACTCCGGCAAATCCGCCCTCCGTCGACGCCTCACCGAGTGCACCGCCCACCAGGGCCTTACCACGGTTGAGGACGGATATCTTCCCGTCAAGGAGAAACCCTTGATCCGGCAGGAGGTCATGCAGAACGAGAAGTCCATCCGGAAGCTCATAGAGCGGAACCTGAGGAAGGAATTCCACCCCGGGACGAAGCCCAGCATCGATTTCATCATGAAGGTGCTGACGGACGCCAAGGAGTCTGGGATGGACTACGACGTGTCGGACATGAGGCAGAAGGTCCTCACGTTCGCCATGAAGTCCACTCATCAGGCCGACTACTGCATCAAGCTGGTGCAGGAGATGCCGTTCTCCTCGGAGAGCGACCATGAGGAGACCTATGAGGAGCCGGACGACGATACCCCGATTATTTATGACGTCGAGGTATTTCCGAACCTGTTCCTTGTGAACTGGAAGGTCCGTGGCGCCAGCAAGATCCAGAGGATGATCAATCCGACTCCGAACGAGATTTCTGATCTTATCGAGAAGAAGCTCGTCGGGTTCAACAACCGCCGGTACGACAACCATATCCTCTACGGTCGTATCTTGGGCTACTCGAACATCCAGCTCTATCACCTCTCTCGTAAGATCATCTCCAACCTCATCAAGGAGGGATTCCGAGAGGCCTACAACCTGTCCTATACCGATATCTACGACTTCGCCGCCAAGAAGCAGTCTCTTAAGAAGTGGGAGATCGAGCTGGGTATCCACCACAAGGAGCTCGGTCTTCCCTGGGATGAACCGGTGCCGGAGGAGATGTGGGAGGAGGTCGCCGCATATTGCGACAACGACGTCATCGCCACAGAGAAGGTATGGGACCATCTGGAGGCGGATTGGGAGGCCCGTCAGATCCTCGCTGCGATCGCGGGTCTTCCAGTCAACTCCAGCACCAACAAGCTGACCACTCAGATCATATTCCAGGGTCAGCGGGACACTCAGAAGTACTTGCAGTACACAGACCTGTCGGAGATGTTCCCTGGCTACAAGTACGAGTACGGCAAGTCGACATATCGTGGCGAGGAGGTCGGCGAGGGTGGATACGTCTCTTCCGAGCCCGGCTACCACGAGAACGTGGCCTTGTTGGATATTGCATCGATGCACCCAACGTCGATTGAGAATCTCCAGCTATTCGGGCCATACACCAAGAGGTACAGCGAGCTCAAGAAGGCTCGCATCTTGATCAAGCACAAGGAACTCGACGAGGCTCGTAAGATCCTGAATGGGGCGCTGGCTCCATATCTGGACGACGATTCGAACCTCGACGCTCTGGCCTATGCACTGAAGATCGCACTGAATTCGACGTACGGACTCACCGCCGCCAAATTCGACAACCCACTCCGAGACCCCAGGAACGTGGACAACATCGTCGCCAAGCGCGGCGCTTTGTTCATGGTCGACCTGAAGCATTTCGTTCGGGAGAAAGGATACACCGTTGCCCACATCAAGACCGACTCGATCAAAATCCCGAACGCCGACGATCGCATCATATCGGAGGTCTTCGAGTTTGGCAAGAAGTACGGCTACACATTCGAGCACGAAGCAACCTACGATCGTATGCTGCTCGTCAACGACGCCGTCTATATCGCACACGACAAAGACGGTTGGCACGCAACTGGCAAGCAGTTTCAAGAACCTGTTGTCTACAAGACTCTCTTCACCGGAGATCCTCTGGATCTCGAAGATGTCGCCCAGACACGATCGGTTACTACACGAATGTTGCTTGAATTCGGCGAGAATGACCGCAAATTCGTCGGACGTGTCGGGCGCTTCATTCCTGTTAACCCAGACACTCCCGGGGCCGGGCGACTTGTACGAGAGAATCATCGAGTGGACAGCGAGGGTAATGAGATTATTTCGTACGGCGATGTCGGAGGTTGCAAGGGGTATCTCTGGCTTGATTACGAAGACGCCGGAGACGACTGGCGAGCTAAGCTGGACAATCGATATGGAAGGGAACTCGTGGACGCTGCCCGAGGGCAAATTCAGAAGTATACGGACGTCGATACCTTCCTAACAGTATGAATCGCGAGATGGGCAGGGCATATAATGAGACCCCCACCAGAAAGGTACTGTCATGTCCTGCCCCTCCCTCGCCCGCCAGTACGTCCTCACCAACCTTGCTGAGATGGGTGTTGGCTTCGCCATAGCTACGTTCGCCTACTACGCGACACGTGACTACTGCGACCAGCACCACCTCTCGGCAACCAAAGAGGACATGCTCGCCATGGCCAAGAACATCTGCGACACATTCAAGACCAACTGAACACGCCACATCTAGAACCCAACTCGGGTTCTAGGTTTCTCGATAGAAAGGAACGAACCAATGCTCTCTTCTGTTTACGACGGCGGCCAGACCGCTAATGATATCCTCGTCGGCTACACCAGCTACCTTCGGGACGAGGTGGCGAACCTGAAGGACGACGAGATCAAGGAGCTCATCGATAAGCTCGAGTGCTGTGACCGTAGCAGCTACGGCCACTACCGTCGCCAGACGGTCCAGAACCTCCTCGATATCTGCCGCACTGAGCTGGACGACCGGTACCTCGTGCGCTGCCTTGTAGAGGCGGGGCTTATCGTCGGGATCAACTCCATTGAGGGGGTCTCCGATGAGTGACCGCATGGTCTGGGCTGAGGAGCTCGATGTCGTCCACGAGCCACTTTTCGGAACGAAGTCCAATAGCGAGGGATGGGTCATCCTGGACAGCTCGGGACCGGAATTCGAGCTGTGGGACTACGAGTCGTACTACAACTTCCGCTATAAGGGCGACAAGCGCCTGAATCCGGTTCGGGTCTACGACACCAAACATTTCTACTGGTGGTTCGAGGCAGCGGAGGACACGATCCACATCAACCGCTGGCCCCGGGAATGAACTACGATCTCTACTCTCCTCCATATTCCGTCGACCAGGTTCTATCTCAAGACTACTACCCCATAGAAAGGAACACGACATGGCCGTCAACACTTACACTATCAAGAATGCCCGGCTCCTCTTCCGCAACTTCGCTGGCGAGAAAGACCGCTTCGGGAACACGGCACGCACCTTCTGCGTCATCCTCCCCGACGACGCCGTCGACGACTTCCGAGCCGAGGGATTCAATATCAAGACCCTGAAGCCTCGGGACGACACGGAGGAGCCCCTTCCCTATATCAAGGTAAAGGTCAACTTCGGAGGCCGTCCGCCCAAGATCGTCTCGATCATCGGACGTACTCGTACGCTCCTGAACGAGCAGACCGTCGGCGCCCTCGATTTCGCAGACCTTGAGCGGGCCGATATTGCTGTCCGTCCTTACCACGGGCGTACTCAAGCCGGAGTGGAGTTCTGCTCGGCATATCTTGACAAGGGGTTCTTCACCATCGTTGAGGACGAGCTCGAGGCTATGTATGCCGAGGACGCTGACGACAACGAGGAGGTGCCGTTCTGATGCCGCTGGAAGTCAAGCTCTTCAACCCTCGCCGTAGTGTCTGCGAGGCGGTCAGGATCACGAATGACAATCTCCGTCTGGTCCGCAACTGGGCCGCCAGCGACGAGGAGATCAAGGCACATCTGCACACCGGAGCCGTCGGCAAGTGGATTATCCGTCGTAGCGACAACAAGTTTGACCTCATGACTGAGGGTCAGCTCTGGGGCCTCTACGAGCCGATCCTGCACTGACATCCATATCCACGGGGGCCCTGGGGAGACCTGGGGCCCCCATACTCACTAGAAGGAACGAACGCATGCTCAAGAAGCTTTATTTTCACACTTATGAGGGCCGTAGCTACGACTTCGACATCGTCGCCACAGCCAAAGTCGACAAGCCCGGATTCACCGAATGGATCGTACAGGTCGATACCAATAACGAACTTGGTGTCCATGAGGTCCAGGCCAGTACCGATGACTGCACATTCGACTTCGTCGGAGACGACTCTCTGATTATCTGGGAACTCCCTCCCGTTGAGGAGGAACCAGACAAGTGGACCATCAATGTCGAATCCAACGCGGATTACATCGAGAACTGGAGCGTTAGAGGAAAGATACGTTGGACAGAAGACGGTAGCCTCGAGATTTTGAAAGATGATGGCCACCGGGTTCGTCTCTCGGAATACGTCCGCAAGTTCGAGGTCGACGACGAAAAACAAGTCATCACTGTTCGTTACAAGAACTGATCCTCGTTTTTTCTGTATTGTACACGTGTAGGAGACGCAAATGAAGCTGGTTTTAAAGACGCTCGATGGCAAAGTTGCCCAGCGTAAGATCAAGGATTTATGTTGTAACGGAGACATCGGAGACGAGGATCCCCGGGCCGCTCTAGTCATCGTCGAGCTTGACGACACTGAGACATATCTCCCCATCGACCAATTTATCTGCGAGGAGTGGACTGAGGGTACCGTAGTTGTCAAGGAGGACTGGGCATGAAAGCATATACTGTGGAACGACACGGCGACCGCTGGATTGCCTGGCACAAGGAGGGGCTACTCGGAGTAGCTGACGACATGATTTCTGCATACCGTCTCGTGGAGGAGGCTACTAATGGCAATCGTTGACCCGATGCCCGACCCGAACATCTACGATATCCGAGAGGACGGAACTGTCTACGGGAAGCGCTCAGGAAAGCTTATACCCATCCGGACGTCCAGGTACGGTCTTCCGCAGATCCGTTTTTACAAAGGGCATCGCTACCGGGTTCAGCTCCTCAGCAAGATCATGTGGACCCATTTCCATGGCGAGATTCCGTTCATGCACGAGGTTCGGTATGTAGACGGCGATCCATGGAACTGCTCCCTGGAGAACCTATATCTGAAGGACCTGAACGAGGAGTTCACGCCTCTGGATCGCTGGCCGGGCTTTGCCATCAGCAAGGGTGGCGAATTGATCAACATGACCACCCTGCATCGGATCAAGCCCATGATGCCCCCAAGCAGGACCAACCTCATGTTCTCGGTCCGTGTCGACGGGGAGAGCCGAACCTTCCCGGTTGCTTTCACCGTCTGGGAGACGTTTATGGGAGAGAAGGTCAACTCGCATTATCTCTGCCACAAAGACGGCAACGTCTGGAACTGCGCCCTGGACAACCTGTATCTGAGTGACGAGTACCCTTACTTTCCGCCCAAGGGTGATAAGGAGGACGGACCGAAGTACAAGCCCATCATCGAGGAGGACGGAAAGGAGTACATGCCAGTCGAGTACTATATTCACATGGTCGACGGAGTGAAAGGAGAGAGGGAGAGTGGAATCCCCCAGAACTGCCGAATCGGCTCCTACTGAGACATTTAAGGACAGTATCATCGATGATATCGAGGTCAGTGATCTCGGTAGGATTCGGCGTATCTCGACTGGACAGATTCTCACTCCCTGTCTTAGGGCAAACGGGTATGTCCAGGTCACCCTGTGGGACCGTGGAATTAGACGGACGAAGTATGTCCAGAAGATGGTCTGGGAGGCCTTCAACGGCCCTCTGGAGCCCTTACAGCGGGTTGCGCACCTGAATGGTGACCTGACCGATAATAGGCTCTCAAATCTCTTCCTGGAGTCTCACAGCGACTCGATGAGGAGGGCGTGGGACGCCAAACGACGCAAGTGGGAAACTATCTACCAAGGAGTTCTGTGGTGAGTGAGTACAGGAGCCCGCACAACGATGGGCATGATCCGTATATCCTGATCTGGGAATACGGGAATGACATTCGGCGAGCGGAATTCGCCGAACGCTGGGCGGAGTACGACGAAACTGGTTGGACCATCTGGTATTTCCGGTTAGTTGACGGAGGGATCATGACCTTCTCAGCTCGCGAGTGGGAGCAGAAGGACGACGTCAACCATCTGACAACTATCCATTTTCAGCCGAAGATCAATAGCGAAGGGAACTGACATGCCATCGAGGGATTGTATTATTCTGATCATCCTCCAGGGAGACAAGGTCATCCATGAGGAGCCGGGCTTCTTCGATATCTGGACCGTCAATAAGAATGGCAAAACCCTAGTGACCATTCAGCACACCACCACCGAGGAGTACATATTCGAAGATCTACCGATCCGAGTTATGTCGATTAAAACGCCATACGTCACCATTCGGGCTGAGGAGGTATAATGATTCTTGAGGTGGATGATAACGGGCGGCTCGAAAGAATTGCAGTTATCCGGGGCAACTCTGATAAAGAGGTTGACGGCCGCAAGTTTTTCGGCGGCTATCGACTGAAAACTGAGTATCTCGAAGAGGTCTGGTTCGACATGGCGCTTTGGGATATTGCTTTGGTATCCGAGGACGAGTATTTCAAAACGTATCGACTCACAAGGAAAGCATCATGATTCCACCGGGCCGCATCATTCTGGTCGTCAGCCGAGGAGATGAGATCATCTACGAGAAGGAGGGTATCTTCAACATCTGGTCCTACGTGAACGACGGCGAACTCATGGTGGCCGTTCGGGATGCTATAGAGGAGAAGGTCATATTTGAAGACCTTCCGTGTGTCGCCGTGAATGTGGACGAGCCATACGTCCAGATACTCACAGAAGAGGACTGAGCCTTGGGACCGGTTGATCTGTGGCCCCATCAGGTCGAAGCGGTGAAGAACCTGAGGAATGGGTGCATATTGACCGGTAAGCCGGGCTCGGGGAAGTCGGTTGTCGCCCTCCAGTACTACATCGAGAGAGTACTGGGGGTGCGACATCCGGCCGATCTTCCGAGGCGGCTTGCCGAAGGACCCAGGTTATATATAATCACCACGGCTCGCAAGAGGGATGATCTTGATTGGCAGGGCGATGTCTCGATGTATGGGCTGACAGACTACACGACGGTCGATTCGTGGAACAACATCAGTAACTACAGTGACATCCGTGACTCCTTCATCATATTCGATGAGCAAAGAGCTATCGGCAACGGCAAATGGGCCAAGACATTTGTCAAGATGGCTCGTAAGAACGAGTGGATCATGCTATCTGGCACCCCTGGTGATAACTGGATGGACTACTGCCCGGTATTTATCGCCAATGGCTTCTTCAAGAACCGCACCCAGTTCGAGAGGGAGCACTGTCAGTTCAACTACAGAGCGGGCTATCCTCGTCTTGAGCGATATCTTGGGCAGGGGAAGCTGTTGCGGCTTCGTAAGAAGGTCCTCGTGGACATGCCTTTCGTCAAGAAGACGGTTAAGAAGCGGACGGACGTCCCTGTCACCTATGAGGAGAAGCCATATCGTACGATCCAGAAGTACCGCTTCGATCCGTACAAGGAAGAGCCCATCAGGAACGCAGGAGGCCTCTGTCATGTCTTGAGAAGGGTGACGAATGAGGATCCTGTGAGACTTGTGGCGGTGAGGGAGTTGTGTGAGCGGCATCCTAAAGTCATCGTCTTCTACAACTTCGACTATGAGCTCTTCATGCTGCGGTCGTTGGGGGATATTCTCGGAGTACCGATCGCTGAGTACAATGGACACAAGCATGAACCCTTGCCGGAAGGCGAGCGATGGGTATACCTTGTACAATACACTGCCGGTGCAGAAGCTTGGAACTGTACCACTTGTGACACGATGATATTCTTCTCTCAGAACTACTCTTGGAAGGTCATAGAGCAGTGTGAGGGGCGAATCGACAGGCTGAACACTCCTTATTCGATCCTGAACTACTACTATCTGAAGAGCCAGTCACCCATCGATCAGGCCATTTCGAGGGCGATTCGGGTCAAGGAGATCTTCAATGAGAGGGGTTTTTACGAGTCTCTGAGGTGATTGTTGTACCACCCGTTGTACCACTTGGTGCGGCGGGTGGGCAACGCTTCTGATGTTTGTGTGACTGGAGTGGTACATGTGATTGGCCAGTTTTTTGGCCAGTTTTGAAATCGGCCGAAATCTGTATTGTACACGTGTGCCAAATTTGGCCAGTTTTTAGCCAATTGGCCAGTTTTGAAACGGGGTTGGCCACGGATCTGGCCACCACTTTTCGTTGCAATTTCAACGTTTATACCCCAATTTGGCCAATTGGCCAGTTTTGTTCTGATTACCAGGAGTTGAGTAAATTTTCTTATATATAGAGAATAAACAGACTTTGGTTGGCCAATCTGACCAAGCGGTACTATACATGCACTCCGGGTACCCTCCACCTCAAGACCTAACGACATGTACAATAGACCGCGTCGCGAGCATATATCCTAATGAAGGAGATGGGCCTTCTATATTTTCGACCCCTCTCGCTTCAGCATACGTCCCACGGTTGGCCCGAACTACGCTACCTCAACACCGCATAGTAAACTCAAACAACTTACGAGTACCGACACATGCGGCGCCAGGGCCAACCGTGGGTATACTTCTTGATTCGAGGATAAACCCCATGCTCGAACGCGACTACCAGCGCGGACTCATATCCAGGATCGAGGAACGCCTTCCTGGCTGCCTCATCCTCAAGAACGATCCGAACCACAATCAGGGCATACCCGACCTGATCATCATATTCGGATCCAAGTGGGCCGCACTCGAGGTCAAGAGAAGCGCCGACGCTTCTCACCGACCGAACCAGGATCATTTCATCGACAAGCTTGGTGAGTGGTCCTTCGCATCATTCATATACCCAGAGAACGAGAAAGGAACGCTCGATGAACTGGAACGTACACTCAAGGCTGGAGGGCCTGCACGCATTTCTGAGCGCCAGCAAGCACAGTTGGGTCAACTACGACGACGAGAAGCTGGGCGAGGCGTTCAGGACAGCACAGGCGGCAGCGATGGGGACCAGGCTTCACGCCCTGGCCGCAGAGCATATTCGCCTAAAGATGCGGATGCCGAGGAACAAGGCCACCTTCAACGCCTACGTGAACGACGCCATTGGCTACGGTCTTGACCCTGAGGTCGTGCTATATCACAGCGAGAACGCATTTGGGACCGCCGACGCCATCGGCTTCGACGAGAAGAAGCATCTTCTCCGCATCCACGACCTAAAGACTGGCGTAACTCGCGTCAACATGGTCCAGCTTCATATCTACGCAGCACTGTTCTGCCTGGAGTACGAGAAGCTGCCTGGCGAGATCAACGTCGAGACGCGCATCTACCAGAACGATGATATTCTGGTCGACACACCACAGCCCGACGACATCGCCCATATCATGGACAAGATCGTCTGGTTTGACAAACTCATCGAGGAGATCAAGACTGAGGATTCCTGATGGAGTTGTGGAACGAAGCCCGAGGCATTCCTCGGTATGATGTCAGTTCTTTGGGGCAGGTATTCGACAAGCAGAAGTTTCGGCTTCTGAAGCAGTCTCCCGATAGGGCCGGATATCTTCGTGTCAAACTATGGATAGCCGGCGAACGAAAGACCGTCTCAGTACACCGGTTGGTGGCGGATGCCTTCTACGACTGCGGTGTTGACGGTTGGGAAGTCAACCATATTGATGGCGACAAAACGAACAATCACGTTGTAAATCTAGAACTCACAACTAGATCGGGCAACATGATTCACGCATTCGAGCGAGGTCTTGCCGAACCGTGCTATGCGGTGACCCGTGTCCGAATCAGAGAGACCGGTCAGATATTTCCGTCCACCGGAGCTGTTGACCGCTATCTTGGCGTTAGTCAGGGTAGTGTTTCGAAGACTCTTCGAGGACTACAGCCCACCTGTAAAGGATACACGTTCGAGCGCATTGGGGGTGAGGCCCATGACTCGTGATGAGCTGATGCACTACGGCACCAAGCGCCATTCGGGTCGTTATTTACCCATGGGGCTCCGGTAAGGATCCATATCAGTCAGCCCAGGGCTTCCTCGCTGAGCGAGACAAGCTCAAGGCGCAGGGCATGTCCGAGGTCGATATTGCCAAGGCCTGGGGCATGAGCACCACCGAGTACCGTGCGCTGAACAGTATCGCTCGCGCCGAGAAGAAGGCTGGCGATATTTCTCGAGCATCTCGTCTCAAAGACGCTGGTCTGCCCAACACGGAGATCGGTCGACGCATGGGACTCAACGAGTCCTCGGTTCGTGAGCTTCTCAAGCCCAACGCATCATATCGCAAGGACGAGATCACCCGGGTCAAGGATATTCTGGCCGACGAGGTGAAGCAGAAGAAGTTCATCGAGTACGGTCTCGGCGTTGAGCAGAACCTCCAGTGTTCGTCGACATCTTTGAAGACCGCCGTCGAGGCCCTGAAGGCTCAGGGATACACTACTCACGACGTCAAGGTCAAGCAGGCCAACAGCGATAACTACACCATCCTCAAGGTTCTCGCCCCTCCCGGCACCAAAGCTGCCGATATTCATGCACAGAGGGACAAGATCCGCACTCCTGGTGTGGTCATCGACGAGAAGGGTCTGCTGTCGACTGGACTTCGTACTCCTCGAGCCATATCTTCAAAGAAGGTCGCCATCAAGTACGCCGAAGACGGTGGTACTGACATGGACGGGGTTATTCTGCTCCGTCGTGGAGTCAAAGAGCTCAGCCTCGGGGGCTCCAACTACGCCCAGGTGCGTATTTCCGTGGATGGGACGCACTACCTCAAGGGCATGGCCATGTACTCGGATGATATTCCGAAGGGCAAGGACATAGTCTTCAACACCAACAAGAAGAAGGGCACACCCATGCTGGGCTCCAAGGACCACACGGTCCTCAAGCCCATGAAGGATGATCCCGAGAATCCATTTGGTGCGGTCGTTAAACAGAAGTTATTTAAGGACCCGAAGACTGGCAAGAAGGAACTGAGCGCACTCAATATTGTGAATGAGGAGGGCAAGTGGGACTCATGGTCCCAGTCCCTGGCCTCGCAGTTCTTATCTAAGCAGTCCCCCAAGTTGGCCAAGCGCCAACTTCAGGCTGTACGTGACGATAAGCGGAAGCAGCTCGATGAGATCATGGGTCTTACGAATCCTGTTATTCGTAAGCGGATGCTCATGTCCCTGGCTGATGACTGTGACTCGGCTTCGGTACATCTCAAGGCCAAGGCCCTCCCGGGTCAAGCGTCTCAGGTGTTATTGCCGATGCCCCATCTCAAGAAGGGTGAGGTATATGCTCCTAACTATCGAGACGGTGACGTTGTTAGTCTCGTGCGTTATCCTCATGGCGGGACTTTCGAGATTCCTACGCTCACTGTTAACAACCGAGGTAAGAAGTCTCGAAGTATTCTTGGCAATGCTAGGGATGCTATTGGGATCCATCCTTCTGTCGCTGAGCGTCTTAGCGGTGCTGATTTTGATGGCGACTCCGTCCTGGTAATCCCCAACAAGGGGAAGACCCGGATTCGTTCCACCGCTCCACTCAAGGGATTGAAGGGATTCGACCCCAAGAGAACATATCCTGGGTACCCTGGGATGAAGAGGATGTCGGATACTCAGACTCAGATGGGTAAGGTATCCAATCTTATTACCGACATGACTCTCAAGGGTGCCAGTGCCGATGAATTGTCCCGGGCTGTTCGTCATTCCATGGTTGTTATTGATGCCGAGAAGCATAATCTCAACTACAAACAGTCCGAGGTAGACAACGGCATCGCCGCATTGAAGAGGAAGTACCAGGGCGGCGCTGATAAAGGTGCAGCCACTCTTATTTCCAGGTCCAAGGGTGTTCAGTATGTACCCCATCGCAAGCCGCGCAGTGCAGCGAAGGGCGGTCCATATGATGCAGCCACTGGTCGCAGGGTCTACGAGGAGACTGGCGAGTCCTATATTAACAAGCAGGGCAAGCTAGTCAAGAAGCAGACCAAGACCACCAGGATGGCAGAGGCTACCGATGCTAGGAAGCTGTCCTCCGGTACACTGATGGAGGGTATTTACGCACAGCACGCCAACGAGTTGAAGGCCATGGCCAACGATATTAGGAAGCGTGCTATTTCAACCCCCGCCATCAAACGAGACCCCCGGGCTGCTAAGAGCTACGCCCCTGAAGTTGCCACCCTCCGCGCTAAATTGAACCGGGCCCTCAAACAGAAGCCCCTAGAGCGGCAGGCACAGCTAGTGGCACAAGGTGTTGTGCAGAAGAAGCTTGAATCAAATCCAAATTTGACCAAGAAAGAACGGGCTAAGCTTGAGGCCATGGCCATCAAGACCGCCCGCCGCCGTCTTGGTTACGATAGAGAAGGCACAAGAGTGGTACCCACCCCTCGTGAGTGGGAGGCCATCCAGAAAGGTGCTATATCTAACTCGATGATGGAGCATATTCTAGCCAACTCTGATCTTGACACCATCAAGTCACTAGCTTTGCCAAAGGAGAAGCTTCCTCTTGCTGGTGCTCAGAAGGATCGAATCAAGACTCTTCGGTCTAACGGAGCTAACACAGCACAGATCGCTGAGGCATTGGGCATTTCTACAGCTAGAGTTAGGGAGTACCTGAATGGCTAGCTTCTTGTCCATTGTCAACTGTCCATTGTCCTTGAAGCGGGGTGTATAGAGCCATGCTACGCCTAGCACTCACTACCGAGGACAATCCTTACGATCCTTTCGATGAGTTCGAAGAGTGGTTTAAGTTTGATGTAAGTCAAGGTTACCACACTTGCGCCTACCTGGCACGGGTCACTACCACTAGTACTGACCTCACCGAAGCCGATCAAGTCGAAGCAACGAATGAAGCGATTGAAGAGATTCTCGAACTCAACTTGACTGGAAACTATCAAGTTGTAGAACGTGAATTCTGACGAGCTTTCGTCCATTTCGTCCATTCTGAACTTCAAAAGAGGGGGGACAGGGTCCGCAAAATGGCCCACCCCCCGTCATAGATC